CAGGGTATAAGCTACCGGACCTGTCCCCGGATCGCCACACCAGAACCGCCGGAAACGTGCCGGAGTTCGTAAAAGTAAAAGAAAACGAACCGCAAAACCGCATAAATGCTATATATTTATATCTCCGTCCGTGTCTGCCGGATCTTTTCCGCTCATTTCCACCGGTAAACGCTGCGCAATCTCTGCCGCTGTTGGTAGTTCTGCCGCCTGTTTTCCAACGTTTAGATCTATCTTTTGCGCCGCCTGTGTATATCCGTGGTTGTTGTTCATATCCGTAGCAAATACGATCGGTGGGATCTTGCCAGCAAAGGCAAGTTGTTTTTTAAATGCTGCTATACTTGTTTTCAGTCTTTTTATTGTGTCAGAATACGCACCCGGGCGGGCTGTTTCCCAATTATTAAGCGTTTCCCTAGAAATCCCGGC